ACGCCGGTCACGCCGTCCTCGGTAAGCGCCAGCTTGTCCATTTCCACGAACAGCCTGGCATCCTCGGGCGTCCGCATACCAGCTTCGGCGGCGAAGGCACGCAGTTCAGCGCCGATGAAGCGCGCGTCGCGCGCCTTCAGTTCGGCCTCGAATTTCTTGTTCGCCTTTTGCAAGTTCTCTTCAGCGTCGGCTGCCAGCTTCTTGAAGTCGCCAGCCTCCTCGGCCTTGGCCTTGTCAATGGCCTTCAGCCTGGCCTCGGCGGCGTCGAGCGCCTCCTGGGCCTTGCGCAGGCCAGCCTGCGAGTCGTTGCGCTCACGCTCAAGTCGCTCAAGGTACTTGACGTCCCCAGCGCGCTTTGCGCGTTCCTCGGCCTTCTTCGCTTCAGCGGCTTCGGCTTTCTTAGCCGCCTCGTCGTCGCCCTCTGCGGCGGCGGCAGCCTTGGCGTCAGCCTCGGCCTTTGCTTTCGCGGGCGCTTCCTGTGCGGCGATTTCCTCGGGGGTTGGCATTTGGTGCTCCTTTCGGGCTCACGCCCGACTCATTGATTACGATTGTACCGCGTCAGGCAGCGGCTTGCCAGCCCGCAATTGCGGGACAGTTTACTTACCGGCCGTGGGCGGCTTCGGTGGGGAAGGCGGGTTGAGGTGAAGGGTCTTAACCTTCTCCTGGTCCTCGGCGGGGTTCTCAGCCTCGACCGCGTTGGCCTCCTCGTCAGGGTTCGGCAACCCAAGCGCCATAGCGGCCTCCCGCGCCGCCGTGTGCATGGTGATAATCTGCTTGCCGACCTGCTGCGTGCCGCCCGCCGCGCGGTTGAGCGCGTCGAGGTGGTTTTGCAATTCCTGGCCCTGTGGTAGGTGCCATACCGGCCAGAACAGGCGCAGCGGCAGGTTCGGCTTGATACCGGCTGTTCCGTCAATCTCGTCTAGCTTGATGGAACCGTCAATGAGTGCTTGCAAAAGCATCTTGACCAGCGGCAGTAGGCCACGGCGTCCGTAGCAAATGCGCATGCGCTCTACCAGCCACTTCAGGGCCTGGTGAAGAATGTCGAGAGCGCGGCCGGACTGTGCGTTGCCGCCCTTGGCGTGGTCCTGGTCGGCCTTCATGCCCGAGAGCACTTCCAACGCGTACTCACGCAGCATGCGCGAGTGGTCGTCCATGCCTGCAAGGCCCTGGCCCGTAATCTCCAGCATCTTCATGTCCGCGCCAAATGGCAGCGACACGACTGATGATACACTCTTCTCAATCGTGGTTGACGATACTGACGAGTCGCCTTCGAGCGACCCGTGCTCGGGCAGAAGGATGCCGCCGCCTAGCTCACCTGCGGTTGTGACGAGCATGGGGTCGGCGCAATACTTGTAGCCGCGCCCGGATTGCGAAATCAGGTAGTCGAGTTCGACCTGGATGTCCAGGATTTTGCCGTACAAGCAATTGCCGTCGAGGCGGTCGCGCTCAATACCGCTGCGCAGCCAAATGGCAGGCAGGAACTTGAAGCCGTGTGCGCCGGACATTTCCGGGTCCTTGCGCCAGCGGACGGTCTTGGTCGGGTCGTCGGGGTCCGTGTCGCCAAGACGCTCATACTGCCGCTGCGGCAGCGGGTAGCTGCGCGTCTCCTCCAATTCACTAAGTTCAATCTTTAGCCAATACGTCTCGTCCAGCTTGTCCTTTGCAATGTCGTAGCCCTCGGCGTCGAGGCTGCTGCCCTTGACATTGTAAATCATAGTTAGCGATTCAAGCCGGTCCGGGTTGCGCTCGGCGAATAGCGGCTGGCAATACTTGCCCGCCATGACGCGCACGTGTGGGCGTCCGTCCTCCAAAATGTCAATGATGAGCGCGGCACTACCGGACGAGGCGGTCTTAGACGCCTCCAGCATAACCTCATACAGGCCCGCTTCGTAGACCAGCGCCTCGATTGCAAGCTGCGTAGCCTTGTGGTCGTCGCCCAGCGGCTTGCCCGAGACGCCGGTACCCTGGGCCCAATAGTGAATGTGCGGGGCGTGGTCGTCGCCGAACAACAGCGAGGCGACCTGATTAGTCACAATCTCGGTCAGGTTGCATTGAACCGAAGGACGGCGGTCCTTCAGCGGAATCTTCTTACCGTTGACTTCCTCGACAGAATAGTCGTAGTCCAGAATATCGTAGAACTTGTTTTCGCGTACTTTGTCGAGAACGTCCAGGGTCTTAAACCGCTGCGAAGTCCCCTTGACGTACCTATTAGACCTGAACCAACGGTCGGCTATTTCCTGGTGTGCCATACTCCGGGACTAGTTCCCTGGACCCGCGGGTGCGCCTTCATGTTTGGGCACGCCCTGCCGTTGCAAAAACCCTTCGGCCGCGTCTAGACTCGGCCAATACGCCACCCGACCGGCGAAATCGCGCACGAAGAATGCCCCGTTTACCTGACGTATCCTGTAGCCCTTAGTCGGGACTAGCTCGATGGTGAGCATTATTTCCGGCTCCTCGGGCTCGACCTCCGTGAGGCCTTTGAAGCGCAGCATGCCGTCCTCGCCATACTCGTAATCCTCGGCGCAGGAAGGGCACAAATCGGCCGGATTGGGGACCTCGACATCGGCGCATTGGGCGCACTTATTCATGCGCCCAATTATACCAAAACAGGTATAACGTTGCCGATTGCAAACAGGGGCCCCATAACGTCTCGCGCCAGGTTCCAGGGGTTGCCCATGCCCTAGCGCGCCGGAGCCCAAAATGCCTAAGATTGAGATACAGCTACTTCCTATTCAATTTGAGTTTTTGCAATGCACTGACACCTACGCCGGGATGATTGGGGGCCTGGGGTCTGGCAAGTCCTTGGCCGCGTCCTATTGGCTGATAGACCGCTTTATGAAGTACCCGCGCGGCACCCACACCATCGTGGGCCGCGACCTCAAGCAGGTCAAGAGCGGCGCCTGTGCCACGATGCGCCAGAGCCTGGACGAGCGTGGTATCGTCCACACCTACAACCGCTCCGACGGCAGCATCTTCATCCATGAGAACGGGTGCCGCGTCATCCCGCGTTCCGCCAATAACTTCCTGTCCTTCCGTGGCCTCGAAGCCGACTCGATTTGGGCGGACGAAGTCGCGGATTGGGGCGTACGCGGCGAGGAGGCATTCGCGCGCTATCTAGTGTCGCGTTGCCGTCCGTCGCCTGGCGGTAAGGTCTACAAGGGCCTGATGCCGCAAATGCGTTTCACGACAAACCCGCCGACCAGCACCGGCCATTGGCTGGTGAAGCTGCTGCGCACCGACAACAAGTGGTCCAAGTATTGGACGCTCTCAACCCGCGATAACTATCTGCTGCTGGAGCGTGACCCGACGTACGTAGAACGTCTCGAACGGACCTACCCGCCCGACATGTGGCCTATCATCATTGACGGGAACTTCGGCAACGCAACCTCGGGCATGGTCTACTCGACGTTCGCCTGGGAGACGCACTGCCAGCCACCGACCGCCCCGCTCCCCCCGATGGGCTACAACCCGGACAAGCCGCTGTGTCTCGCGTGCGACTTCAACGTCGGCCTCATGTGTTGGGTTGTCAGCCAGCCGGTGACCCAGCGCGTCTACGTGGTGAAGCCGCAGGTCTGGAACCCTTTGCAAATCGTGACCAAGCAGGAGTACCAGCGCCGCGTGGAGGTCGAGGGCTACCAGGAGCGCATGTGGTACGTGCTGGACGAAATCCGCATCGAGGACTGTGGTACGCCCGACGCCACCGATGAGTTCGTGCGTCGCTGGGGCCCCCAAGCGCGCAAGAACGGCGTCGTGATATACGGTGACGCCAGCGGCGGTAGCCGTGCACAAGCTATTTCCAGCCAGGCCGCTGCGCGTTCCAATTGGAAAATCATCATCGAGGAGCTACGACGCCAGCGCATCCCTATCCGCGCCTTCAAGGTGCCGATGGTCAACCCGTCCGTGCTCGACCGCGTGAATGCAAGCAAGGCGCAGCTACGCAACAAGGACGGTATCGGGGTGCTCATTGACGACGTCCGTGCGCCGAACTTAGTCAAAGACTACCAGGCCGTGCAGTGGAGGCCCGCCGTCAAGAACAACGACGGCAGCACGACCGGACGCCTGAACGAAATAGACAAGGCCGACCCGGACTTAACTCACTTGAGCGATGCCTTCGGGTATCAGATATGGATGGAGCGGGAATTGGCGGCGCGCAGGCCACCTGACATGCAGAGGATTACGACACTGCGTTAGGCGTAGGCTTGAACGTCGTCTTGTAGTCCACTTCGCGGCCGTCCTCGCTTGAGTCCACAGAGGGCTGGCCCTCTTGCAAACCGAGAACTTCGCGCAGCGGCACGACCACACGTTGGTAGGATTCCGATAGCTGGCGCACCATTTCGACCTTGACGCCCAGCAAGCGCATGTCGGCGGGCTCCTGTGCGTTCATGCCCGCCAGCGTTAGCTGCTCCAGCCATTCAATCAAAGCGTTGCCAAGCGTCTCATGGCGCTTGCGTGAGTCGAGGCCTGCCTTGTTGAGCGCCTTGCGCAGCTTGTCGGTAGCCTCGCTGGCCTGCGTGCGCAGGTACGTATAGCGCAGTTCGTCCCATTGCTCGTCCTTGGCGCGCTCCAGGAGGTAGTCGGGCGCTAGGCCCATCATGGTCGCGAGGTTGCGCAAATCCGCAAACCCGTGCTCGATGTATTGAGAACGGGCGCGGCGGACCTTGCGTGCTTCGTCAGGGAACTGCGCGTCGCGCAGCGTGTACTTATCAGAACTCAATTTGGGCTGTCACCGACGATGAACTTGCTGCGGTCACCGCCATGAGGCCCGTTGCAAAACCTGCGTTGTGAACAATTTGCGTGTTTACCGTCGGACTTGTAAGGACCACGGCAATAACGGGGCCGTTGGGTGTGAGGCCTTCATAGTAGTACGAAATATGGCAGCTTGTAGCGGCGTCTGACGCGTTGAACGTGAACGTGCCGGTGTTGGCGTCGAGCGAAGCGGCTGAGCCCGCGATTTCCAAGCCAGCCGGGACAATCGCGTACACCTTGTTGCTGGCCCCGACGTACAGCTTAACGCGTGTGCCGTCAATACCAGCGGAGTTATGTGTCGTCTGCGCCTGGTGGCTGGTAATGGTCTGCGACTCACGGTTTACATACGTGTCGCAATTGATGGCGTCGTAGTAGGTGATAATGCCGCTGCCCGAGGTTGTGACGAACGACCCACGGAGGAAGCCAGCCGTGTTCTGGCCGCGCTGGCCGCGCAGCGTGTAGGTCTTAGAGGCGGTTGCAATCTTTACGTTGGTGTAGCCGGACAGTGCCATGTTGGCTCCTTAAAAGCGTGTTGGGGGCTATTTCGCGACCCCTACCCGTGAGCCTGCCCTGTTGCGTGGCGTGCGGGGTACCCACTTGACTTTGGCGGGCGCTGGGCGTGGGGCCTGATGTGGGTCCCGGGCCAGACACCGCCTCCATAATTCAATGGCCCACATGGGGACCGGGGTGCCGACCCTACCGTCGTATGCGTTCAAACTGCGTGCTCCATCTTAGCTGCTGAGTTAAGAATATTCCAAACAGTCTTAGCCCGCCATTCCTTACCGCCACGCGGTGTCGGGATGCTGGACTCGTTGAAGCTGCTTGCAATGCGTTGGTATGTCCAGCCTTCGGTGCGAAGGCTACGGGCGACGGTCAGTACGTTCTGCTGTGCGGCGTCGCGATTAAGCTGCCGCTCCTCGCGCGCCCAGCCGTAGGGAATGTGCCCGAACACCCGGCCGGTCTTACGGCGATAACTGAGCGCCGCTGTCGTGCGCTCCACAATCGTCTCGCGCTCCCACTGCGCAATCATGCCCATGAGGTTGAGGAACATGCGACCCATCGCGCTCGTCGTATCCACTTGCTCCTGCAAAGAGATAAGCTGCACGCCGCGCGCGTTGAATGTCTCAACGAGTTCGGCGAGGTCGCGGACGGAGCGTGTGAGGCGGTCGAGTTTGCAAACGATGACTTTGGCTACTTTTCGCTGTTTGACCTCAGTAAGGAGGCGCTGCATTTGCGGTCGGTCGAGACTCTTGCCGGATTGACCGGCGTCTATGAGCACCTCGTCCAGCGGACTCCCGTACGCGGTGCCTTCCCACACTTGCAAATGCGCCTGCTGGTCAGCCAAGGAGAGGCCGCGCGCGGCCTGCTCCTCGGTGCTGACTCGTATGTACCCGTAGGTTTTCATTACGGCTTCTTGGTGGCGCACGGTGTCGCGCTAGGCTTCGGGGTGGGTGTGGGGTGTGGGGTCGGCGTGGGCAGCGGCGTGAACGTTGGGGTCGGGCGCGGTATCGTCGTATAGGTGGGCGTCGGCGTGGGTAGCGGGCGCCAGGTCGGCGACGGGCGCGGAATGATGCCTACGTCCGGGGAGTCGTGGTGACTACCGCCGATGAACGCAACGGGGATGAGCGCCAGCGCCAACCACCACGGCGTGCGGTGCGTCACTGTAGGCGCAGGCGGCTCGGTAACAGCCGGAGGCGCAAGCGGAATCAGCGTCGGAACAGGGCCAGGAGGCGGCAGCGGCTTCTCGGCACGCCAAACCGGCACGCTATCGTGAGGGTGCGGCGTGACGCGTATCACCGAAAGGTTGCCGCACACCTCGGGCATGTAAAGGAACGTGTAGCGGTCCAACGTGTAGCGGTCAACGGAGCGAACATAATGCATTAACTTCCAGCCCCGCGTATTGGCGGGAATGCGAACATCGTGGAGCACCTGCACTCCGTTTTGGTAGAACGCC